AAATATTGAATAAAGATAAGTATAAAAAGAAATAGGAGTTGAAATGAAAAAACTATTATTAGCAGGACTTTTAGTAATAACTATAAGTTGCAGTACATATTATGAAAAATTTCAACAAGAGTGCAGGCAATATAAAGTTATCAAAAAGTTAAAATCTAAAACAAGTAAAAAGGTATATCTGGAATTTGAGAATGGGAGCATACACGAGGTATCGCCGATATTAAAATATGAGGATATAGAAGAAAATCATAAATTGAAGAAATGTGATTTTTAAAAAAGTTTTGAAAATTAGGACAATGACAGTTGAATATTTTTGGTCTCGAGGTATAATATGTATTATTATGTTTTAGGAGGAATTATGGAAAATATTAGTATAGATATTTGCAAAAAAGAGATAAAGAAAAATATCGAAGATATTGAGAGGAGTTATGAAGTACCTTTTTCTATTATTGGTAAATTGCGAGAATATCAACAATTAGAAGACAAATATTCTTTAGAAATAGAAAATGAAAGTGCAAAAGAAAAAACTTTGATATATGGATTAAATGTTTTTTTGCAAAATATAAAAATTCCGATTTATGAATTTTTAGAAGATAGAAAAAACGTAAATCAAAATCTAATAGAAATTATTGAAAAATTAGAAGATTTTCTTTTTCGTATAGATTTTCAATTTAATAAGTATCTGAATTCTAAAAAAATTGAGGCTATTTATGAAAAGAAAAAAAACGAAATGGATAGTGAACAAATACTGGAATATACGAATTTGAAAGAGAAAATAAAAAAGATAACAACAGATTTGATATTAATTTCTACATTGTTTGGAGTAGAGAAAAATTTAAAAAAACGTTTTGAAAACGAAGATAAAAAGATGCTTGAAGTAATGGGGATATTTTTATCCATATTTTCAGTTGTTGGAATAAGTGCTTCTAGTATTTTGAATTTACAAAATAATCATATTTCTGTATTGTTAATGATAAACGGTTTCGTTTTAATTACAATGACTGGATTGTTTTATTTGATTAAATTTGAAAAAGAAAAATTTATAATATCTAAAAATTGGGGGTTTTTGATTCCATTAATGATTGGTTTAATTATGATTGTGTTTGGAGGAATTATAAATATTCCTTCGGAAACTGGAAAAGAGAAAGAGATAGAACTTTTAAAAAAACAAATAGAAAAATTGGATGATAAAATAGAATTAGAAAAAAGATTGAATCTTGAAAGTAAAATAATAAATTCAGAAAATAAGACCAAATAAAACTGGTCTTTTTTATGTAAATGTTAAAATTTAAAAAGAAAAACGTTGTTTATGATTTTAATTTTTAAAGAAAAAACGAAACTCAAACACTTGAAAAAAACAATAAAATAGGTTATAATTAGGAGGTAAAATTGAACACAAAAAATGAACTTACACAAGAAGATGTTAATGAACTTTTAAAAGATAAAGAAGTTTTGTATTTGTTAGAGGATTTAGCAGAAGCTAAACGAATAAATATAGACATTGACATCAAAATTTTAATAAAAAAAGGTAAAATATTTAAAAAATTTTATACCACAAGAAAATTAATAAATAACAGGGCAAAGTAACCCAAAGATTTGGTGAGCCACTGAATAGATAGATTAGAAATAGTCTATTTGTTTGGTGGCTCTTTTTTTGTCTAAAAATAAAAAAGGATTTAAAGATATGATAATCATGGCAATTATATTTTATTACTTAGCAATATCAGTTGTATTGATAATTTTTACAAGTTTAATAAAAAAATGGTTACAAAAATATATAGAGAAAAGTATTGATGAGGGCCTTACTCTTTTAGAAAACCTTGAAAATATAAATGATGAACTGGATGCAAAAATAGATAGTGTAAAGATAAAAATATATAATATGTATCTTGATAGATGTAGAGAGAGTTTGAAAAAGAAAAGAGAAATGGATAAAGAGATTAGGCAAATAACACAGAAGATAAAAGACAAAATATAAAAAAAATAAAAAAGGTACTTTGGAGAGACTTTTTTGGCCTGTGGGTCTTGCGAGTCCCGGAAAACATCTGGATATGAATTTTTTTTAAGTTCGTGTCCTGTCCGATAGGAGGTGGAAATGGAAGCAAAATATGACGAGATTGTAAAAGGTGTTGTGCTGGCTAAAATACTGAATTTGAGCGAAAGACATCTGAGACGTTTGGCGGAGGAAAATGTTATCAAAAAAAACGGACAAAATAAATATTTATTTTTGGAAAGTGTTCATTCATATATTGAGTATCTGGAATTAAAAAATGATGCAGATGTGGATTTGAAAGATGAAAAAATTAGGGAAGAAATAAAGAAAATAAAAAAAGATACAGAATTAAAAGATTTGAAAATCAAGGAATTGAAGAATCAATTACATCCAGCAAGCATAATTGAGAAAGTGATGACAGATAGCCTTATGAATTTAAAAGGAAGACTGCTTTCTTTGTCTAATCGGCTAGCCCCACAATTAATTGCACTCGATAATTTAGGTGAAATTCAAGAAGTGATTCAAGATTCGATATTAGAAGCGTTAGAAGAACTTAGTGAATATAATCCAGAGTTATTTAAAAATAAAAATTTTATTGAAGATGATGACGAAGAGGAAGGTGTGGAAAAAGTTGAAAAACGGAAACGTGGTAGACCTAAAAAAGGCAAATGATTTATTTAAAAAAATATTTTCTGTTTTAAAGCCTCCACCCAAACTAACAATAGATATGTGGGCAGATAGGTATAGAGTATTGTCAACTAAAAGTTCAGCTGAACCTGGTAAATGGAGAACTGACCGTGTTCCTTTTCAAAGAGAAGTTATGAGAGCTATATCAAGTAAAAAAACAGAAAAAGTAGTAATGATGTATGGCGCTCAATTGTCAAAAACAGAACTTCTTATGAATACATTTGGGTACTACGCCGATTACGAACCATCTCCTATAATGTTCATGATGCCGACAAAAGATATGGCACAAGATTTTTCAACCACAAGGCTTAACGACATGATTCAGTCAACGCCACAATTGAAAAATAAAATTATTGAGAACGAAAATTCGAGAGACACAAAAAGACAAAAAGAATTTCCAGGTGGATACATTGTATTAATCGGAAGTAACTCGGCAGCAGAATTAGCGAGTAGACCAATTAGAGTTTTACTTGCTGATGAGATAGATAGATTCCCATCTAACGTAAAAGATGAAGGAGATACATTGAATTTAGCAATTGAGAGAACAAAAACATTTTGGAACAAAAAAATTGTTTTAACAAGTACGCCAACAGTAAGAGGAGAATCAAGAATAGAACAGGAGTATGAAAACAGTACACAGGAAGAATATTATATCCCTTGTCCAAAATGTGGAACAATGCAAAGATTAGAATGGAAAAATATTGTTTTTGAAAATATTGGACACAAATGTCAAGATTGCCTTGAAGTTTCAAGTGAATATGAGTGGAAAAAGAATATGAAAGAGGGAGAATGGATTGCAGGAAATGTTGAAATTGATCCGAAAGCAGTAAGAGGATTTCATATTAATGAATTGTATAGTCCTTTTTCGACCTGGAAAAGTATAATAAAAAAATTCAAAGAATCTAAAGGTGATGTTCAACTTATGAAGGTTTTCACTAATACTGCATTAGGTGAAACTTTTGAGGAAAAAAGAGATAAAATGGATTTTGAAAAAATATCTCACAGAAAAGAACATTATGGCTGCGAAATTCCCGAAAACGTAAACGTTTTGACTGCAGGAGTTGATGTTCAAGATGATAGATTGGAATGTGAAGTTGTAGGTTGGGGAGCTGATGAAGAAAGCTGGGGGATTTATTATAAAGTATTCATAGGGAATCCTGCGGAAAATCATGTGTGGAATCAGCTTGAAAGATTTTTAGATACTGAATTTACGTATGCTAACGGACAAAAAATAAAAATAATATGCACCTGTATTGATACAGGAGGAAATCACACGATGTCAACTTACGGATTTGTGAAACCTCGTGAAATTAAAAGAATATTTGGAGTAAAAGGTGGAAGTGTGGAAGGTAAGCCGTTTATTACAAGACCGACTAAAACAAATAAAGGACAAATTTCGCTATTTGTATTAAATACTGATACTGGGAAAGAAACTATTATGGCCAGATTGAGAATCGATTTGCCTGGACCAAGATATATGCATTTTCCGGATAATGCAGAAAGAGGGTATGATGAAACATACTTTAAAGGATTGACTGCAGAAGTTAAGATTACAACTTTTGAAAAAGGAGTAAGAAAAACTAAGTGGGTTGTTACAGGAACTAAAAGGAATGAACCGTTGGATATTAGAAATTATGCTTATGCTGCATTAAAAATAGCTAATCCTGATTTGAGTAAAAAATATTTGATTGATGTTACAGAAAGACCAAAAGTGCAAACAAAAAGAAAAATATTGTCGAAAGGAATTTAGAAAATGGGAAAATCAAATTATTCAAGAGAATATATTTTAGAAATGATAGTTGAATACGGCAAAGCTGAACGAGCGGCTTTGGCTGGAACCAGTTATAAAATTGGAACTAGGGAACTTACTCGAATGGGAATAGATGCAATAAGGAAAGGAAGAGCTTACTGGGAAAATGAACTTCAAAAAATAAATGGCAAAGGTAACAGGAGAGTGAGAAGAGGTGTGCCTAGAAATCTTTAGCAGAAAAGGAGGCGTTTTATGAATTTTATTGATAAATTGGTAACGGCATTTAATCCGGAAAAAGGACTTAAAAGGTTTCAAGCAAGAAGAAAATTAGAAATTCTTAATACTGGATATTCAAATCACGGTGCTTCAACTACTAAAAAATCAATGCTAGGCTGGCAAAGTGCTGGCGGCGGAGTAAAAAAGGATATTTATAAGAACCGTAAAAAGTTGATTGAACGTTCGAGAGATTTATATATGGGAACTTCTGTGGCTACTGGGGCGTTGAAAACTATTAATACGAATGTCGTTGGGAGCGGATTAAAATTAAAGGCTGCTATCGATAATGAGACAATAGGGATTAACGACGAGGAAGCTGAAGCAATAGAAAGTTTGATTGAAAAAGAATTTGAACTTTGGTCGAAAGATAAAATTGATAATTTAGGAACTATGAATTTTTATCAGATTCAGGAACTTGTATTTTTGACAGTGCTGATGAATGGAGAATGTTTTATAAAATTAAATTATTTTGAAACTCCAAAAAATCCATACAGTTTAAAACTGGAAATTTTAGAACCTGACAGAATATATACTCCAAACAATATGATTTCAGATAAAAGTGTAGTCGAAGGTGTGAAAATAGATAAAAACGGAAGAATTGAAGGCTATTATGTTTCATCTGAACATCCATTAGACGCAACTGGGGGAGTGAGCGAGAAATTTATAAAAGTTTATGGAAGCGAAAATCAAAAGAATATAATACATCTTCTTTTCACAGAAAGACCTGAACAAGTAAGAGGAATTCCAATATTGTCTCCAGTTATTGAGAATTTAAAACAGCTTGGAAATTATACTGAAGCTGAACTAATGGCAGCAGTCATAAGTGGAATGTATGCAATTTTTATTGAAAGTGAAGCCGAAAATTCGAGCGGTGCTGATGTAGGCGAACTCGAAGCAGTCGAAAATGATTCGCTGGTAGATTCGGAAGATGAAACTACTATAGAACTTGCACCAGGAATGATTATGGGGCTTAATCCAGGAGAAAAAGCAAAAGCTACCAATCCAGGAAGACCTAACGCCCAATTTGATCCTTTTGTTACAAGTATTTTACGGCAAATTGGAAGTGCTTTGGAAGTTCCTTATGAACTCTTGATAAAACATTTTACAGCAAGTTATTCAGCAAGCCGTGCAGCACTTCTGGAAGCGTGGAAGATGTTCAGGAAAAGGCGTGAATGGTTTGTAGAGAATTTTACCCGGCCTGTTTATGAAGAATGGTTAAATGAAGCGTATTTGCTAGGTAGAATTGAACTTAAAAATTATGGAACTGACTTTCTTATAGACAAAGCGTGGTGTGGCTCTCAATGGAACGGACCATCTCAAGGGCAAATAGATCCGTTGAAAGAGGCAAATGCGGCAGTAACAAGGATAAATAATGGACTTTCTACAAGAACTAAGGAAACTGCAGAATTAAATGGGGGAGATTTTGAACAAAATATAAGAATTTTGTCAAAGGAAAATAAATTATTAATAGAGAAAGGAGTGGTATTGAATGTCGAAACAACTCAAATTTTGGAACATGATGAAGAATGACGAGGAAAAATCAGCTGAACTGATACTTTATGGGAGCATTGGAAGTGATGAATATTGGGATGATATATCCGATAAGGCGTTTAAACAGGATATTGAAAATCTTGGGGATGTGGAAAATATAACTTTGCACATAAATAGTCCGGGAGGGAGTGTATTTAGTGCTGTAGCAATAGCGAATACTCTTAAAAATCATAAGGCTAAAATAACAGCAAATATAGATGGATTGGCAGCAAGTGCGGCAACTATCATAACAAGTGCCTGTGATACTGTAAGAATGCCTAAAAATGCTTTGTTTATGGTACATAATCCAATTACTTTTGCATACGGAAATAATCAAGATATGCAAAAAACGCTTGAAATGCTAAATAAAGTTAAAAATAGCATTATCGAGACATATTTAAATAAAGCAAAGACTGATAAGGAAACATTGTCGGAATTAATGGATAATGAAACCTGGATGAGTGCAGAAGAAGCTAAAGAATATGGATTTGTTGATGAAATATTAAATGAAAGCGTGGAAAAAGAAGTTATTGAGAATAAATTGATTATAAACAATATGGCTTTTGATATTTCAAGATTTAAAAATTTTAAAGAAAAGAAAAATCAAGAGCCGAGAGTGATAAATATTTCTGTAAATAGTACAGGAAGTCCTGAAGAAATAGCTGATAAATTTAGAGATATATTAAATTCGACAGAAAATCAAAAAAATGAAGGAGGAAATATGACATTAGAAGAGTTAAAAAACAAATTTCCAGAACTTTACAATCAAGTCTTTAATGAAGGTAAAGAAGCTGGAATAACTAAAGAAAGGGAAAGAATGAGAGAAATCGATAACCTGGATGTATCGAATTATTCTGAACTTGTTGAAAATGCTAAATATAATGAGCCAGTAGAAGCTAGTGTGTTAGCAGTAAATATTTTGAATAAACAGAAGGAAGAAAGAATTAAGAAATTACAAAATATTAAGAATGATAGTCAAAATAATTTTACACCGCCAGTTCCAAATAATGGTACAGCGGAAAATAATGAAGAAAAAAAATTTATGGGAGTAAATATTTCAAACATTTTTTCTTTAATGAATAAAAAAACAGAGGAGGGCAAATAATGGATTTTGTAACAAAAGGCAATGAATATGCCAGTGAACAGTTTTTAAGTGGTACAGGACATAAATATATGGAATTTGAAGTGCCACAAGGTAAGAATGTAAAAAGAGGAGACGCTGTAAATGCAGGTGCTGAGCTTTCAGATGGGACGGATTTGTTTGGAATAGTTATGGAAGATGCGGATGGAACAACTGCAAAAACCAAAACAACTGTGGCTATTTCAGGAGAATTTATATTTGAAGGGCTGAAAGTGAAAGCAGGAACACAGAAAGCAGGCTTTACAAAGGCAGCTAGAGATAAAGGGATTGTGATAAAAGGATTAGGAGGTAAGGAATAATGCCAGCAGTGATAGAATTTATTGGGTTGTATGACCAGAATGTGATTAGACCAAAATCATTTATAAAGGACAGTTATTTTAAAAATAGGAAAACATCAGAAAACCAAAAAATGGAAATAGAATTTAGAAAAGGAAGACAGCTTGTAGCACCTTTTGTATCTGAATTTGTTCCAGGAACAGAAATGGTAAAAAACACTTATGAAAGTAAATTTTTTCAAGCTCCAAAAGTAGCACCAAAAAGAACTTTTTCAGCTTTTGAGCTATTTTTTAATAAAACGGCAGGAGAAACTATATACGGCGGAAAAAGTCCTGAAGAACGAAAAGCGGACTTGCTTGCTGAATCGTTCGCAGAATTCGAGGAACAAATTACAAGACGTGAAGAAATTATGTGTACTGAAGCATTGTTTAATGGAAAAGTAATTGTGGAAGGCGAAGGAATAAAAGGAGAAATTAAATTTGGAACAGTTGAAGAAATTACTCCTGCTACTTTATGGACACAGCCTAATGCGGATATAATCGGAGATTTACAGGCGGCTATAACAAAAATTGGAGAAACTACGGGATTAAGACCTGAAATGATTTTAATGGATCCTGTGGCTGCAAAATTATTTGTAGAAAATGAAAAAATTCAGAAATTACTGGATATTAGAAATTATCATGCGGGAGAAATCAATCCTAGAGAAGTTGCAGGTGGAGCAATCTATATTGGAACTCTTGCACCATTTGGATTGCCTATTTATTCTTATCAATCACAACATTCTGTATTAAAAGCTGATGGGAAAACGTATGAAAATAAGCCACTTATCCCTGAAGGTAAAGTTTTGCTAGCACCAAGCAACAATACGATTATCTATGGACCAGCAGCGGATGTAAAACAAGGAATTATTGTGGCAGAGCGTTCGGTATTTACTGATGAAGATTCAAAATCAAATACAGTGGAAATTAGAACAGAATCAAGACCACTTCCAGTAGTTTATGACATAGAAGCTATAAAAATATTGAAAGTTAAATAGGAGGTTATGATGAAGTATAAAACATTAAAGCCTTTGATTTATAGCGGAGTTAGTTATGAAGCAGGGGCAGAAGTGGATATTTTGGAAAAATCAGTTGTAAAAAGCTGTATTGAAAGAGAATTGATTGAAGAAATAAAGGATACTGCTGAAAAAGTAGTATCTAAAACTTCAGTTGATGAAGATAATCAAGATATAGAAAAAGATGATAAAGAAGATAAAAAGAATAAAAATAGATAGGTGATAATTATGAATTTTAAAGAAATGGTTGCCAATGATATTGAAAATGTATTTTTGAATATTGATGAATTTGGTACAACGCATACTTTTAATGGACGTGAAATTAAATGTGTGATTGATGAGGAAAAATTTCAGAATAAGCAGAAAAATGGACTTATTACACAGGAAGAGGGAACTTTTCAGGAAGGATTTACAGTCTTTGTTGGAGAAAAGGATTTAAGAATTAAGCCGCATCCAGGGGAAATGATGACATTGGATGGAGAAACTTATGAAGTTATGCTAAGTAAATTTGATATGGGGATGCATGAGATAGATTTGGCGAAATATGAGGAGGTCTAAATGTTTGATGTAAAATTAGATCCGCATCAACTGGAAAAAGTAGAAAGTGCATTGAGTCAATTTCCTGATAAATTTCCAAAAGCTGTGGCATTTGCAGTAAATCGTTCTCTTGCAATGACGAAAACGGAGCAAATGAGAAGAACTACTGCAATGTATACTGTTGCAAGAGGAAAATTGGCAGAATCAATAAACGTATTTAATGCCAATCCAGGAAACTTGGTTGGAAAAATAAATTCAAAAGGGGGAATGATTGGGCTAGATCATTTCAAATTAAATCCAAAAACAAGAAGAAAAACAATGGTTTCAGCAGTAGTCAAAAAAGGAGAAGGTGGAGATTTACCAAACGCCTTTATCGCTTATACTGATGGAAGATTAGGGGCATTTACAAGAGAAACAGGAAAATCTTTGCCAATAAAACGTAGAATGGGACCATCTGCCCCTCAAATGCTTGGAGAATTAAGTATCCTTGATTATTTACAAGGATTTATGGAAGAGAAATTTAATATAAGAATAGATCACGAACTTGGAAGGATATTGGAATAATGATTCATACAGAAAAGAAGATTTATGAGTTTCTTAAAAAGATAATGGAAGAAAAAGGATTTAATATTTATAGAGGTTTCTTACCTTCAAATAGCTTTGAAGATAGAGAAAACGGAAAAAAGACAAACGATTATTTTCCATCTGTAATTTTAAGGGCATTGGAGTTTAGACAGGATAGAGCTGGAGTTGGATATTATAACGCTTTTTCTGATTTTGAAATTTGGGTTGGAACAAAAGAGGAAAAGGAAGAGGATTATCTGAAAAAAAAGAAAGAATCAAAAACAGTGATAGATTTACAATGATGTTTGCACCCATAAGTAGAACTTTTGAAAGTTCTTATAATATTTCTAACATACCAGATAAAATACCAAAGTATATAAGAAATAAGATTGTATTACCTATAAACCTTGGGGAAAACCTAGCATTTCTCAGAAAATGGCAAAAACACTTTAAAGGCGATAGCTTTATATATGACTATCCATTAGGTAGGGCTCATTATGGAGATTTTGGTTATTATAATATCTCAAAGATTATAAG